AAAAAGAAAAAAGCTAGAGGTGCAGGTGGTGCAGATTTAGATGAGTTCATGGCTCTTGAACAGATAAGAGAAAAAGAAGAAGAACTCAAAAAGATGATGATTTATCTAGGCAGACCTGGACTTTGGCAAGATTGGCAGGCATTCCAAGCAGAGGCTAGAAAGTCAAGACGTTATCAAGAGAAGATGGAGCAAAAGCGTAAAGAAGAATTAATGGAATATCTAGGTTATGGAATAGCGGGTATAATTGTACTATTCTTTGCAGGATTAATGGCTTGGTTTGTAGGTAAATGGGTAGGAAGATTTTAACACCTTGCATAGGTGTATGTAAATTAAAAGACAATGTTTGCATAGGATGCAAAAGAACTATAGAAGAAATTAAGGAAGCATATGAATGGCACTTAAAAAATCACAAAGGTCGTTAGTTGCGTGGACAAAACAAAAATGGCGAACAAAGTCTGGTAAACCTAGTACACAAGGGTCAAAGGCAACTGGCGAACGTTATCTACCTGAGAAAGCGATTAAGGCTCTTAGTTCCAGTGAATACGCCGCCTCTTCGGCTGCTAAACGCAAAGCGACTAGAAGAGGTAAACAATTTTCTAAACAACCCCGCAAGATTGCAAAGAAAACATCAAGCTTTCGTAGATTCAGCTAAAGTAAAAGAAAAATTAAAACAAGAGAGAATAAAAGAGAAAATAGCAAATGATACAAGCACTAATAGGACCAATAGCAAACCTCGCAGGAACGTGGTTTCAAAACAAAATAGAAAAAACAAAGGCAGATGGACAAGCTAAAGTTGCAGAGGCAAAAGCTCGTGCTACTGTTGCAGAAAAGGTTGCAACAGGTCAGGTTGAGTGGGAAGGCAAGATGGCAGATGCTACGGTGGATAGTTGGAAAGACGAGTTCGCATTAGTTGTGCTATTAGCTCCTGCTATACTAGTCTTCATTCCAGGCATGAGAGAATATGTAAAAGAAGGCTTTGAGATATTAGCCACACTACCTGATTGGTATCAGTATCTGTTGTATATAGCCATATCTGCATCCTTTGGTATCAAAGGTGTGGGTCAAGCAGCTAAAATGTTGAAAGGCAAAAAGTAATGGCTAAAATTATTGAAACAAATTTTGGAACATTAGTTAATCCACAACGAATAGCTAGAGGTAGTGCTTCACCTATTGTAAAACAGGGAGCATTCTATACATTTTCACTTAGAGTTGAAGCAGATGATATACGAGAATACTCTTTTACAGATAGATCAAGAGCAGTTCACATGAGAGAAATACTTATTAGTCATTTAGAACAAAGGATAGCAAAAAGAGCATGAGTTTAAAAGCCTTGACATTTTTAAAAATTTCTGCTATAATTAGTAAAGTGGGAAACTATTTTTGGCATCTACACGTAAAAGAAATACGTAAACAACAAATGAAATTAGGACTTAGGCGATGAATTTAATTAAGCTACAAGACGAGATAGCTAATGACGAGGGTATAAAATATGAGTTGTATTTATGCTCAGAAAATCATCTAACTGGGGGTATTGGGCATCTTATCACAGAATGGGATGTAGATTACTATGGTAAACCTATAGGATACCCTGTACCACATGAACAAGTAAATGATTGGTTTGAAAGAGACATACAAGTTTCTATAAGCGACTGTAAACAAATCTTTGATGACTTTGATGGACTACCCGAAGAGATACAAAGAGTATTGGCAAATATGTCTTTTCAATTAGGAAGACCAACTCTAAGTAAATTTAAAAACATGATTGCTGCAGTCAACAACAATGACTATCAAGAAATGGCAAATCAGATGGAAGACTCACGTTGGTACAGACAGACACCCAACAGAGCACAACGTTTAATAGACAGAGTTTTAACACAAGGTATACCACATTGAGTAGAGAACTAACAGATAGACAGAAGTTGTTTCTAGAAGTTTTGTTTGACAAAGCTAATGGAGACCCTGTACAAGCTAAATTGTTAGCAGGATATTCTGAGAACTCATCCACATCAGCAGTTGTTGCATCTATGAAAGACGAGATCATGGAAGCTACACAGCTATACATGAGTAGAAACGCACCCAAGGCCGCAGTAGCTATGGTGAGTGGTATGGATGACCCAACACAGTTAGGTATTAGAGATAAACTCGGCGCAGCAAAAGAATTACTTGACAGAGTAGGTTTGATTAAAACTGAGAAGGTACAAGTAGAAGCATCGGGTGGTGTGATGATATTACCACCAAAGAAGGGGTAGTAACATGGATGAAAAAACAGAAATAGCAGTGGCTAAATCTATCCATGAATGGTCAGCAGGAAGATTAAAGGCTTCTCAAGTTCACAAAAATCTTAAATCACTTGGCTACAAAACAAATTTAAGAGGGATAATTGGTGGTTCAGCACCTGTACATAAAATAGGCGATGATGAGCCAATAAGATACATTTTTTTTAAAACAGGTGGACTAACTACTAAAAAATATGTCAACCCTGTAACTTTTGTTAATAATATAAAAAAGAAGCAATGAATAGAAGTTTAGGTAAGTGGAAGCTACCACAACCAACAGATTTAAAAGAAGATAAAGAGTGGATACAGATACCACGTATAGCAAGAATAGTGCCTTTTGGTTATAAGGTTAACGAAGAAGATTCTAATTTACTTGACCCTATACCTTTTGAGTTAGAAGCCATAGAAGTTGCTAGACAATATGTAAAGCAATATTCGTACAGACAAGTTGCAAATTGGTTGACAACAAAAACAGGAAGAGATATATCTCACGTAGGATTAAGAAAAAGATTAATGAATGAGCGACAACGTAAGAACAAAGCTAGAACTCTCAAGTCATGGACTGAATGGGCAGAAAAGGCAATACAAAAAGCGAAAGCCTACGAAGAAGAAAGAACGGGTGCAAAAGCCTAGTATCGTTGAAGATATAGAGGCTGTACCACAAGAAGAACAAAATATAGTTTTTAGACCTAACGAAGGTCCTCAAACAGAGTTCTTGGCATCACCCGAAAGAGAAGTTCTATATGGTGGTTCAGCAGGTGGTGGTAAATCATATGCCATGTTAGCAGATCCACTACGTTATATGAATCATCCACAGTTTAGTGGATTATTACTAAGACACACGACAGAAGAACTAAGAGAATTAGTTTGGAAGTCAAGAGAATTATATCCTCAAATATACAAGGGTATAAAGTGGTCAGAAAGAAAGATGCAATGGGTAGCTCCATCAGGTGCAAGATTATGGATGTCCTACCTAGACCGAGATGATGATGTATTAAGATATCAAGGTTTAGCTTTTAGTTGGATAGGCTTTGACGAATTAACACAGTGGGCAACACCATTTGCTTGGAACTACATGAGGTCAAGACTACGTTCTACTGCCGCTGATTTACCAGTGTACATGAGAGCGACAACTAACCCAGGAGGTCCGGGTCATCAATGGGTTAAGAAGATGTTTATTGACCCAGCACCTTACGGAAGAGCATTTGATGCCACAAACATTGAGACAGGACAAGTTCTTAAATATCCTGATGGGCATAGTAAAGCAGGCGAGGCACTTTTCAAAAGAAGATTCATACCTGCTAGATTATCTGACAACCCATATCTCTCAAGTCAAGGAGACTACGAAGCGATGCTTCTATCCCTCCCTGAACACCAACGTAAACAGTTGCTTGAGGGTGATTGGGATATTAAAGAAGGTGCTGCTTTCACTGAGTTTAGTAGGGATACTCACGTTATTGAGCCTTTTGACATTCCAAGAAATTGGGTTAAATTTCGTGCTTGTGACTATGGTTATGGTTCTTATAGTGCTGTGCTGTGGTTTGCTGTTTCTCCAGACGAGCAACTTATTATATATAGAGAGTTGTATGTTAGCAAAGTCCTTGCCACAGATTTGGCAGATATGATACTAGATTTAGAGTCTGAAGATGGAAATATTAAGTATGGGGTTTTGGATAGCTCTCTTTGGCATAAACGTGGCGATACTGGTCCTTCTTTGGCTGAACAGATGATACAAAGAGGTTGTAGGTTTAGACCATCTGATAGAAGTAAAGGTAGTAGAGTATCAGGTAAAAACGAGATACATAGAAGACTACAGATAGATGAGTTTACAGAACAACCTAGAATGGTGTTTTTTAATACGTGTATGAATAGCATAGCACAGATACCAGCAATACCTCTAGACAAAAAGAATCCTGAAGATGTGGATACTAGAGCAGAAGACCATATTTATGACGCACTAAGATATGGCATTATGTCAAGACCTAGATTTAGTATATTTGACTATGACCCTATAGGTAGACCAAAAAGTAGTATGCCTGTAGCAGACGCAACATTTGGATATTAATATGGCAGAAGAAGATATTTTACTAGAAGAAGAAGAAGCAATAGCTTTAAATGATATAAAAGAAAGCGATACAGAAGATGACTCTTCAGCTTCTCAATTAGCAGACTATGTAATGGCTAAGTTTAAAAAATCTGAAGACTATAGG